CAAATAAGAACTAGCAACGCATCTGTAAATGTACATCACAATCCAAATGGTGCTAAAGCAGCAATAACATTAATGGAGATAGAAGGATGATTATAGAAGCAATAAAAAAAATAAATCCTAATGCAGAAGTAACTGTAAGAGGAAATGATATTAACACTTGCGAAATAGAATGGCACAATGGAACAACACCTATTTCTAAAGCTGACATAGAAGCTAAGATGGCAGAGTTACCTACTGCTGAAGAAGAAGCTACACAAACAGAAACAGATGCAGCTTCAGGTAAACAAAAACTCAAAGATCTAGGATTAACCGACGCTGAGATAAAAGCACTGACAGGAGCGTAAGATGCTCGGTTTCTCGTCCATATCAGAACAACCAATAGCAACAGAAGATTTTAGCGGAAATGTAACGATAGGAGTTACAGCGAATCAACTAACTCTATCGATTGGTTCTTCTACTGTATTAAGTGGAGCATTAGTTCAGCCTACTGGAGAAGGTTTAACAGTTGGTTTTGGTGCATTAACTATTACAGCTGATGCAAATGTAACACCTGATCCTACACCATTAACAGTTGGTGTTGGCACAATCACAGTATCTGCAGCAGCAAACGTTTCTGTTACAGGAAACCAATTGACTGTATCGAGTGGAACTGTTACAATAACAGCTGCGGCAAACGTAGAACCTGACGCGACACCGTTAACATTAAATGTTACAAGTCCTGGTATCATTACTTGGAATGATATTGATCCAGGAGCAAGTCAAGTTTGGGTACCAATAGAACCGTATTAGGAGAATTATGGCATCAAGTTATTCAACAAATTCAAAATTAGAACTTATAGCAACAGGTGAAAAGGCAGGTCTTTGGGGATCAATTACCAATACTAACCTACAAATTTTAGAACAATTATCTACAGGATATCTATCTTTAAATGTTGGAGCTTCTGATCAAGCATTAGCATTAGACAATGGCGCAACATCAAATGGTAAAAATCTGTACTTTAAACTTACAGGCACATTAACAGGTAATAGAACAGTCACTGTTCCAGATACAGCTGAAAGAGTAATGATCTTTGAAGATGCAACGACTAGAGAAAGCTCTGGAACTATAAAAACTTTAACTGTTAAAACTGTATCAGGTACAGGTGTGTTGGTTCCTTCAGGAGCAACTGTATTAGTATACTCAGATGGTACAAATGTTAATCTTGGTATGCAAGACAAAGGATATATTACAGTCAACTCTGCAACTGTTACAACGTATACAACATCTGCAGGTGAAC